CAGTCAAGCCTGGACAAGATCCTAATGCACAAAACAACACAGATGCACAAAACAACACAGATAAAACACCACCAATTGGTAATAATGCTTCACAAAAAATGGATCAAGCCAAATTTATGCGTGGGCAAGAAATAGACGTACCTAATGCTGATAATCCAGCAAGACCCGAAAAATTCAAAGTTAAAGGCGTAACCGGTGATCTAGTAGAACTAGAGCCAAAAATTAAAAAACCTGGTTTGCCAAATAGTATTAAATTTAATAAAAAAGATCTTGCTCAATAGCAAATAATTTGTTATAATAACTGAATGAAACCTGACGTCAAAAAACTGGTCGACAATTTTCAAGCCACCTTTAGATCTGTTCAAAGTGATCTTAAGGCTAAAGGCTTTGTGTTACCTGTTGCCCATAACGGTGGGATCAAGTTTTTACATGTATTTGTAAAGAAAAACAGTGGCGGATTTTATGATATTACCAATCTACACAACCCAAAAATAGTGTATTACAGCAATATTTGTGTGCATAAGATCGCAATGGCCATAGCAATTAGACTGGGCAAAAAACAAGAAATACGCAATATAGACCAAATATTAGGTGTTGATAATCGCTATTGTCATCATCTGCAAAATATTAGGATATATAAACATACAAGCAAGAAAGCATTAGAAGCAGGCGACGAAGTGCGTTCTGAAATAGTGTTAAGCAGGATAGACTATCATTATGATGCGTTAAATCCTATCAAGCAAGAGGTAAATACTATTCTAGATGATGCAGAAAAATTACTGTTTGACAATAAATAAAGCATATAGGGGATTAACAAATGAAAACATCTGATTTTATGAATAAGGTCACTGTAGAAGGGTTGAATAAGCAATTACGCAAAGACCACGGTATTACAGTAGACATCGAAAAATATAGCAAGGCTCAACTAGAGTCTTACAGCAAAAAAATTGAGGCTAAACTACACAAGTTTGAAACTAGCAACAAGTTCAACGAAAGTTTAGTAAATGAAAATTATCACAAAAACAAACTAATTCACAAGATTGTAGAAACTGCTCTAAATCAATACATCGAAGATCCCCTAGAAGATGATTTAGATATCGAAATTGAAGATGTTGACATGAATGATCCTGCTGTTGCACAAGACTTTGCAGAAGATGACAAAGATGATACAGATGCAGACGGCGAACCTGAACCAAAAGACGAGCCAGAAGCAGACGACGACGAAAAAGCACACAGTCCTAAACAGGTTTCTGCAATGGCTATGGCGGCTCTAAGATCTATGATGGACGATCCAAGCAAAATGGGATTGGCACGTAGAGCAGTTCAAAAAATTACTGACCACGAAACACTGCAAACTATTACTCCACAGGAGTTAGATGCAATTAGAGGTCCATTAGAAAAATTCTTTATACCTATTCTTGATAAAGGAATGCAAGGTGTAACAAGAACTAAGCCAATACTAAAAACACTAGGTGCTGAAGAATCTATGCAAGAATCAGTGATACGTGAAGGCGAAGAAGACAAAGCGGCACTAGTAATGGCTTCAAAAGATATGGTAGATAAGTTTACTGCTTTCTTAGAAGACGTTGCTGAAATGAGTGCTGAAGGTATGTTACAAATTCAAGACCAAATTAGAGATGAAATGGGTGCTGAACAAGCACAACAGTTTGTTGACACAATTGGTCCTGCACTTGAAGCAACAATTGAAACACTAAAAACTTCACGTGAAACATTAAACAAGGGTGTTGGTATTATTACAGGTGAAGCACCTGCAGATGATACTATTGGTGCTGAACCAGAAGCACCTGCAGATGATGCAATGGCAACTGATCCAATTGATCCAGAAGGTGACGATGCAATGGACATGCCAGCAGATGATGAGTTTGGTGCAAGTGATGCCGCAACAGGTGGAACAGAACCTGAAGGCAGAGAAAAGCGTGAAAGTTATACACCTAAGAAAAAATCAATCGCAGAATCCACTAGAATTTTTTCAACTCTAAGCAAGTAGGAGATTGAAATGAGGCTGTTTGAATTTTCAAACGATGCTGTAAGTGATTTGATCCTTCTTCTCAGAAATCAAATTAAAAGAGCAGATTCATCTGATTCTTATGCTATGCTATCGTGGACAGCAATTAATAATCTAATGTCTGATATGGGGCATGGTATGTATAACTATGATGACTTTAAAACAGCATATGATACTAACCCTGCACTAAAACAAATTGTGAACAACTTCAATAAAGACGGAGTAGTATTAAACACTAATACAGAGGCTCCAAAGGCCGACGCTGGTAAAGACATTGCTCCAGATAAAGCAGTGGACACCATGGCAAAACGAGCAACAAAACGTCGTTCATAACTTGACTTCCTAATACCTTTTAGTGTATAATTAATTTTAAAGTAAGAGATAGTATAAAAATGAATGAACTGACCCCACCACCTTATGTGGAAAAATTTGAATACCATAAAGTAAAGCAGATTAATTTACAAGGCAAAAGACTTTACGAAGCACCTGACGGTACTAAAACACCAAGTGTTACAACAATCCTTAGTAAAACGAAGGATATGACGCATTTAAACGCATGGAAAAAACGTGTAGGTGAACAAGAAGCACAGCGAATTACAACAGAAGCGGCAGGTGTTGGTACAGCAATGCACAACAATCTTGAACGTTTCCTTATAGGCGAACAACGCAAACCTGGAAACAACCTAGTACATGTACAAGCAAACAAGATGGCAGATGTAATCATAGAAAGTGCATTAACAGATGTAGATGAAATATGGGGTATTGAACAAGCATTATATTATCCTGAACTTTATTCAGGCACAACAGACCTAGTAGGTGTATACAAAGGCAAGCCTGCTATTATGGACTTTAAACAAACCAATAAACCCAAGAAAAAAGAATGGGTTGAAGATTACTATCTACAGATGGCGGCTTATGCAATGGCTCATAATGCTGTTTACGGCACTAATATTAATGAAGGTCATGTGTTTATGTGTTCACGAGAATTACAATATCAACAGTTTGACCTTGAACCTAGTGAATTTGAGCATTGGTGCAATGAGTGGTTAAAACGTGTTGAGGACTACTACGTCAATTATCATAAATAGTAGTAAGGAAAATAAATTATGGCAGTTGTACAAATATCAAAAATTCAGCATCGTAGAGGTAAAGAGGGCCAGAACGGAATCCCTCAGTTAGCCAGCGCCGAACTAGGTTGGGCAATCGATACACAAAAATTATATATAGGTAATGGTGCAGTAAGTGAAGGTGCACCAGCAGTAGGCAACACAGAGATACTTACATCTAAAAGTAACATCTTTGATTTGCTACAACAGTATTCATACAAAGGTACAACTGAAGCAGTAAAGCAAACAGGCGAGTTTGTAAACAGTCCTGTAACAAGAACACTACAAGAAAGATTAGATGACATTGTTAGCATTAGAAGTTTTGGTGCTAAAGGTGATGGTATTACAGATGACACTAGTGCGATCCAACGTGCTATTGATGAACTGTTTATTAACAGTTCTGATAAGTCTGATGCAAGAAGTAGAATTGCATTAAAAATTGATGCAGGAAAATACAGAGTAACAAATACAATTTACATTCCACCGTTTGCTAACATAATCGGCGATGGTAAAAATAAAACTATTATTGAATTAAATTTAGATCCTGCTGAAGGTGTTCACACAGCAAAAAGTATGATCGAAACTATTGATGGTACAAGTACACCTGGCAACTATGTTACATTTCAAAATATTCAAAACGGTACAAGACCTAGAAACATTAACATTCACGGTATCACACTAACTGTTGCAGAAAATGTTACACCACATGCACCGTTGGTAAGAATAGATAACACAACAGATACTATTATTAATGATTGTTTATTCCAAGGCAGATGGACAAAAGACGAACAACTAGATGCTTCACAGATTGGTATTGATCTAAGAGGACTAGGTGCAACAACAACAGAAAACCTACATATTACTAATTGTACTTTTAGAGATTTAAGTATTGCTATTCACAGTATTCATGATACAAGAACTGTTACTATTGCAGATAGTATTTTAGACTTTTTACATATTGGTATTGACTTAGGTAGAACTAGTTCAGGGTCAGGCGCACAATCTTTAGGTCCGCAAAACTTTATTATTAGAAATAATAAATTTGATAGAATTAATGATTACGGTATTGCTGTTCACAAGCCAGTAAGCACAATGAATCCAGTTGGACATATTTCAACAGGTAATGTGTTTCTTGATGTTGGTAACAATATGAACGGTCAAGATAATCCTCAAACAGGTGTTATTCTTTTTGATGAAACACTTTGTGAATCAATTGGTGATACATTTGAAAGAGACTCAATAATTAATCTTACTGCAAATGAAGAAATTCCATATAAGCCAACCGTTGAAGGTTATCATTATACTAAAGGTAGAGTAAACACTTACGAACTATCTGAGTCAGATGCATTTAAAACATTTACTAAATTACCATTTACAGATAAAAAAATTGCTTACATGGACTATAAACTAATTAAGACTACAGGTAGTGCAACTACAAGAGCAGGTAGACTTACAATCACAGTTCAAGATAATTCCAACATCAATGTTACAGACTCATACAGTCATACAGGAAGTTCGGACGGTGGAGTAGAGTTTGGTGCAATACTTGATGATCTTGATAGTACCACAGGAAGTGAAACTGTTAAAGTTCAGTTTAAAAACCTAATCGGCAACGGAGCAGGAACATTAACATACGCATTTAGTTACTTTGCATAATGTTTTTAGAAACCGACACCGACGAACGTATTACCCGTTGGCGCGAATTTAGAGAAAATTTAACACATTCAAAAGATCCTTTACAGGACATTGTTGATTTGTGGAAAACTGCGCCAGTAATTGATCGAAACTTAGATCCGTGGGATTCTCAACGGTGGCCTACGCCTTGGGAACTATTAGAAGAAAACCGGTTTTGTCCCGTAGCAATACCCCTTATGATGGGTTGGACGGCCAAGTTAAGTACTAAGTTATCCACAAGTATCGTTTTGATAAAAACATTTATAGACCATAGCGAACAAAGATACTATAATGTTTGTATGGTTGATGATAACGTTCTAAATTACAAACCAAGTGTGGTAAAAGAACACAACCTACAGTCTACTATGCATTGCCAGTATTCAACTGAACTTTCATAGTAATTGTAAATAGTAGAACACACAAAAAGAAAGATTAATTGGCAGGAGACAAAATGAACAAACCTATTTTTATCGCAAAGAGAAACGGCAAGAAAGAGAAATTAAATCTTGACAAGATTCACTTTGTAGTAGAAGAAGCGTGTAAGGATCTATCAGGTGTAAGTGCATCGCAGATTGAAATGAACGCGGACTTACAGTTTGTTGACGGAATGACAACCGAAGACATTCAGAATGTATTAATTAGAAGTGCTAACGATTTAATTTCGTTAGAAAATCCTAACTATCAATATGCGGCGGCACGTTTGTTGCTATATGATCTACAGAAAAAAGTTTACGGTCGTTATGAACATAAAAGTTTAGTTACTATAATTGATAAAAATATCGAACGTGGTGTATATGATCCTGCCATTAAAGAAAAATACACTGCTACAGAACTAAAGAAAATGAATACATGGATCAAGCACGAGCGTAATGAAGATTTTACCTATGCAGGTCTACGTCAGGTAGTTGATAAGTATTTGTGTCAAGACAGAAGCAGTGGCGAAATTTTTGAAACACCACAGTTTATGTATATGATGATTGCGGCAACACTGTTTGCTGAATATCCTAAGGAGACACGTTTAACATACGTGAAGAAATATTATGATGCGACCTCACTTTTTAAGATCAACATTCCAACGCCTGTCATGGCTGGAGTGCGTACTCCTATTCGTCAGTTTGCCTCTTGTGTTCTTGTTGATGTGGACGATACTCTTAGTTCTATTTTTAGTTCTAACAGTGCAATCGGTTACTACATTGCTCAAAGGGCAGGAATTGGAATCAACTCAGGAAGAATCAGAGCACTCAATTCAAAAATTAGAGGCGGAGAAGTAGCACACACAGGTGTTGTTCCGTTCCTAAAAGTTTACGAAGCCACAGTAAGAAGTTGCACACAGAATGGTGTGCGTGGTGGTAGTGCAACTACACACTTCCCATTATGGCATTTAGAAATTGAAGACATTCTAGTGCTAAAAAATAACAAAGGTACTGAAGATAATCGTGTGCGTAAACTAGACTATTCAATTCAGTTGAATAAAATGATGTACGAAAGGTTATTGGCTAACGGAAACATAACTCTTTTCTCGCCACACGATGTACCAGATTTGTATGAAGCATTTTATTCAGATCAGGATAAGTTTGCGGAACTATATGAAAAGTATGAACGTAAAACTTCTATCCGTAAGAAAACATTGAAAGCAATGGATCTATTTTCTGCGTTACTTAAAGAGAGAGCAGAAACAGGACGTATCTATATTATGAACGTGGATCACTGTAATACACACTCTTCCTTTAAGGATACTGTGTATATGAGTAATTTGTGTCAGGAGATTACATTACCAACTAAACCTGTACAACACGTTGATGATGAAAATGGTGAAATTGCACTTTGTATTCTTAGTGCGATCAACGTTGGTTTGATCAATCACTTAGAAGAACTTGAACCTTTATGTGATCTTGCTGTTCGTGCTTTAGAGGAAATTATTGAATATCAAGGATATCCTGTTAAGGCGGCTGAGATCAGCACAAAGGCTCGACGTTCATTAGGTGTTGGTTATATTGGTCTTGCACACTACCTTGCAAAGAACAAGGTAAAGTATGGCGACAAAGAAGCATGGAAACTTGTACATGATTTAACAGAAGCATTCCAATATTTCTTATTGAAGTCATCAAATCAAATTGCAAAAGAGAAAGGTCCATGTGATTACTTCCATCGTACAAAATACGCTGACGGATTACTTCCTATTGACACTTATAAAAAAGATGTTGACGAAGTAGTTGCAGTTAAAAAATATAATTATGATTGGGAGAATCTTAGATCTAACATCAAAACACACGGGTTACGACACAGCACATTGTCCGCACAGATGCCATCGGAGAGCAGTTCCGTTGTGTCGAATGCAACAAACGGTATCGAACCACCACGAGCATACTTGTCCGTTAAGAAGTCCAAGAAAGGGCCTCTTAAACAGGTTGTTCCGCAATATGGTCAATTGAAAAACTTCTACACACTGCTTTGGGATATGCCAAGCAACGAAGGTTATATCAATGTTGTTGCAGTTATGCAAAAGTTCTTTGATCAAGCAATTAGTGGTAACTGGAGTTATAATCCATTACATTTTGAAAACAACGAAGTTCCAATGAGTGTTATGATGAAAGATTTACTAACTACATATAAAATGGGTTGGAAAACAAGTTACTATCAAAATACCTATGACTTTAAAGGTGAAGAAGATAACGTTCAACCAGCAGGTTTGGAAGAAACACAAGTTGACAATACTGTAAATGGTGCTACTATAACAAATGGTCATGTAAATGGCACTAACGGAGTAAACGGAGTAAACGGCACAAATGGTGATCACATATCGGAAGACGATGAACATTGTGATGCCTGTGCTATATAAAAGTATATGGCAAAGAGAGAGCAAAAGAAAGCAATGAGCAAAACAGTATTCAACCGCGAGAAGGTTGACTTTACAAAAGAATATATGTTCTTTGGGGCAGATCAAAACACACAGAGATATGATGTGTTCAAGTATCCAGAGTATGATAAACTTAACCAAACCATGCTTGGTTATTTTTGGCGTCCTGAAGAAGTATCACTGCAAAAGGATAGAGGCGACTATGCAGAGTTTCGTCCAGAGCAGAAACATATCTTTACTTCAAACCTAAAGTATCAAACACTACTAGATAGTGTGCAAGGACGTGGGCCATGCCTAAGTTTCTTACCACACTGTTCTAATCCAGAACTTGAAGGCTGTATTATTGCTTGGGATTTTTTTGAAACTATTCACTCACGTTCATATACACACATTGTTAAAAATGTTTATCCTAATCCAAGTGAAGTATTTGATACTATCCTTGATGATGAAAAGATTATTGAACGTGCAATTAGTGTAACTAAACACTACGATGAATTTAATGATATTGCTAATCAATATTTCCAACACGGAAAAGGCAACATTTACGATGTTAAAAAATCACTGTACAAAGCAATGATGACTGTAAACATTCTTGAAGGTTTACGTTTCTATGTATCATTTGCTTGTACATTTGCATTTGGTGAACTTAAACTTATGGAAGGTTCAGCAAAGATTATTTCACTAATTGCTAGAGATGAAGCAACACACTTGAACTTGAGTACACACATTCTTAAGCATTGGGCAAAAGGAGATGATGATCCAGATTTTGTTAAGATTGCTAAAGAGTGCGAAGAAGAAGTTTACGACCTATGGCGCGAGTGTGTAGAGGAAGAAAAACGTTGGGCGGATTACCTCTTTAAGGACGGTTCTATGATCGGACTTAATGCGAACTTACTATATGCTTATGTAGAGTTTATTGCTAATAAGCGACTAAAGGCCTTAGGCTTAAAAACAATTTATGATCGCCCACTAAACCAAAACCCACTACCATGGACACAACACTGGTTGTCAAGTGCGGGCCTACAAGTTGCTCCACAAGAAACTGAAGTTGAAAGTTATATCGTTGGTGGTGTAAAACAAGACATCGAAGAAAACACATTTGCAGGATTTAAACTATGATAGAAATATACGGAAAACCAATGTGTCCTTTTTGCGATAAGGCAAAGAACTTATGCGAAACACGAGGATTCAATTATACATACAAATCACTAGGCACAGATTACACTAGAGAAGAACTAATGGAACAGTTTCCTAATGCTAGAACTGTACCACAGATTGTTATCAATGGAAAAAAGATTGGTGGCTATGATCAATTTACAAAATACCTTGACGATACAGGTTATAACGGAACAGGACACACACTATAATGCTATTAGAACAACCATATAAAATAAATGATGTAATTACAATTAAACTTGCTTCAGGCGAAGAACTAGTAGGTAAATTAGTAGAAGAAACAGAAAACTATATCAAATTAAAAACACCATTAACACTTGTTGCTAGTCAACAAGGTCTAGGACTACAACAATTTTTGTTCACAGGTGATCCAGAAGGCACAATTAAGATTGGGCAAAATGCAATCACAGTAATGACAAAAACAGTTGATAACTTTGCTAAACTGTATACAGAACGTACGACAGGACTAGCAACACCTCCTCCAAACCTACAAGTAAAATAATCCGCTAAATACTCGTATGCACGAGTTTGTTTTTAGGATAGATGGAAAATTAGTTACAGTTCATAACTGGGAAGATGTTCCAGAACAGTTTGATCATGTAATTAAATTTGTTCCAGCAGTTCCTGAACCACCCCATACTGAAGAACAGCACGAAGAAATGGATAAGTGGAATGATAGATTACAAACTCTAATGGAGAAAGAACGTGCCCGCAATAACTAGAAAAGGCGACAAAGATGTAACTCACTGTTCTACACCAGTTCGTGAGGCACATAGTCCAGATGTTTATGCTAACGGAATTCCTATTTCAAGACAAGATGATGTAAACAACAGCCATCTATTACCAGGTGCACCGTGTCCTAGTCATCAAGCACCTATAACAACAGGATCTACAACAGTTTTTATAAACGGTAAAGGTTGTGGAAGAATAGGTGATGCAGTTACAGGTTGTACTTCAGTTGCTGAAGGTTCGAGCGATTGCTTCGCTGGCGGCTAATCAATTAATAGTTTAGAAAATAGATACCATAAAGCAAGTACCGTGAAAATGAATTTTAAAGGATCTTGTCCTTTAGGTTCAAGAATAGGCTTTGAAAACTCATATGGATTCACTATGCTCTATTCCAAGCAACGGGTGTTCCATTTTCGTCAACTACTAGATCACCTGTGTCTTTGTACTGAGCCACCATGATGCCTTTTCCTCTACCTTTGCTGATCCATTTGCAAGGTTTGATTTCTCTCTCGTTGTGATATCTTTTTATGTGATTAGTAATAATTCCACGTGCTTTAATTCCAGCCATTATTTTCCTTGTCCTCTATAAAACTTGTGACTGCGTTTTTTAGATTTATTCATTGATGAAAACTTACAACTTGCTTTTTTACCTGACTGACTAGTTTTCTTAGGTTGTGAAATATGCCCTTCATAAGATTTATGTAACCTCATATTATCTTCCTAACTTTTTGCTTCTACCCATAGGTAGTGGTTGGATCATTTCGTAGATGTCGCCTTTTTTGGCTTCCCATTCTACTTTCACAAATTTACTCTGTGTACCTGATTGAAATGATTTGACTGCTTTTTTATAACTTACTGCTTCTTTAGTTTCTACCTTATCACCGTCCGTGAAGGTAAAAGTTCTCATCTTTGCCATAACCCTCCTTGGTTAGTTGTTTGGCTATTTTCTTGACGTTAGTTATCATTTTCTTCTAAAAATACGCACTTTATGGTTGACAACTATAAAATATGGTGCTATAAATATAAGTGTAATTGTTGACAGCATCGTATGTCACAAGAGCAGGACCGGGGGGCGGTACCCCGCACCTCCACCATAAGCACTCTATCCCAACCTGACGAGGGTGGATCGCAAGAACTAAACAGAGTGCTTATGATGGGGGTGAACTAGGATCGACTGGCTTGTTAAGGATGAAAGAGATTACCGGGTGGGAACTCCGTTAACGTAACAAAACTACAAACGCAAACGAAAACTTTGCACCTGAAGCGTTCACATCTTTAGACATGTCTATGGATCGTGAACTACTTGCAGCTTAATAACCTGCAACTTCGCGGCTTGGTCCACCGGGCAACAGAACGGACCACTTTCGATATTAGATTTATGTAAAACACATAAGTAATACGGCTGACCTATGTCGGCCATTTTTTTATATCGATATAAATTAAGGAAAGAGACTAAAAAATGAAAAAGACTATACTAACGTCTATGCTACTCGCTTTGATTGCATTTGGTGCACCAGCGACAGCAGAAGAAAAGACTCTGGAACAGAGAGTTTCAGATCTTGAAGCAAAGGCTCCAAGCCTTCCTGCGGGTTTATTTGTCAACGGTGAGTTAGAAATCTATTATGATGACGACACCTACACAAGTGACATTGACAGCAGAGCAGAAATTATCACAGGACTACAGAGTGATATTGATGCAGGTCCAGTTACATGGGCAGGTGGTAGTGCAAGATTTGATTCACACTACTCATTAGACACAACTCTAAACAATACTATTGTTGAAAAACAGTTAGGTTTAGGTATAGGTGAAAACACAAGAATTTATTTAGGTGAAACAGATGCACAGCGTTTGGGATTTGCAAAAACTCCAAAAGTTGGTGTACCTTTGATTATCACAGAGTCCAATTCAAGAATTGATCACAACGAAAAGATTGTGCTAACATTTGGTGGTTGGAACAACAACAATGAATTTGATTTTGATACACATTCACTAAACAGAGACCTTCCAGTAGGTGGTTCAATTGCCTATGATGCGAACACAGAAACACTATATGCAGGTATTACAGCAAGCCTAATGGGGTATGCAGAAGTATCATACATGCAGGTAGGTGACAAAGATGGCATCACTGATTCAGACAACAACCAACAGGGTTGGGCAATTGGTACAAGTCTATATCGTTGGGACATTCCAGTAGTACTTGGTGTAGAGATGTGGGACGACAAGAACACAGGCGCTTACACTAAAGAAAATAGAATGGACTATGGTATTATGTACGGCTTAACAGATGATATCCAATTGGGTTTCCATCGTGTTGAAAACGACGACCTTGGTACAAACGGTGACTATCTAAGTGCTGTTTACACGCAAGGACCAGTTGAAATGGGTGTTTACTATCACATGACAGAGAGCCAGAACTTAGGTACTGGTGTAATAACTGAAAATGATGATTCTTTAAAAGCATCTATCAAATACAAGTTCTAAACTATAGAATACCAAAATAGGCTCTTGTTAATGCAATGAGCCTATTTTTTTGACTAAATACTGTATCGTTCGTGCAATAGCATGGAAGTAGGCGTAAGCTGAAGGAACGCACCTAACTTTTAGCAAAGGAGGGTGATATGCAAAGACACTCATATATGCTCAAGCAGTATAGCGAGCAACAACTACGTAAAAAGAAGTTACATACGCTATGGAAATCTCGAGGAGAGGTTGAAATAAATGGCAATGGTACTTCAGGCTATGTTGTTAAGCAAGGTGTTAACACTGGCAAGATACTTGCACATAATAACACCAAGTCTACTAACAATTGGTAAATTAGATACTATGGGGGAGGAATTTAACTCCCCCATTTACAATAATGAAAAGAAAAACTAATCGCAAACAGCAATCTCCGCGTGATATTCGCAAGCAGATAATAGAAGATCTTAAAAAAGAATCTGACGAGATGAAACGAGAGCTTCTAAGACAGCGTCTGCATCACTACAATACACTCCTTAAAAACTAAAAAATCAATAAATACTACTATAACAGATTGGGAGGTCCGTTATGGCGAAAGTTAATTTTACAAATATGAGTATTCACGAGCCAAAGTTTAAAAAAACTTCAATTGGTGGTCGTGCATCAAGCATTAAAACAAGTTCAATGAACAAATCTAAAAGACGTTCTTATAAAATATATAGAGGACAGGGAAAATAATATGGCACAACCAGATGATAAAGGCAAGTTAGAACTTGCAGTAAGAATTCTGGGCAACGAATTGGTTGCTTTTAGAATGGAAGTAGATGACTTTAAAATGAAATGGCTTGTATATGGAGTGATTACTATTGTAGCACTTGCATGGGCAGGCGGAACATATGGACCAGCATTAATTGATATGTTTGGTGGACCGGAGAACTTATAATGAA